CTTATTTTGCCTCAAAATCTTTGCCCTCCTTGTTTTCATTTTAAATTGTGAATAGGATTTATTCCAACCGGCAGACTCTTTTCAAATTCCTTCTTTGCTTCCTCCAGAGTTAGTTTGTCTTTCTCGGCTTGTATGTGTCCATCACACTCATAGTTAATCACTTCTGTAGGTTTATTATTAATATAGAATAGTGTAATGCGTGACCGTGATAAATGGTCAGGTCCTAGCCAAATACCATGTAGTCCTGAAAGTTCAACCATTCTTCCTGCAACACGAACTACACGCGACATCTTATTTAGAAGAATCTTATTTTTTAGAAAGCAGTCCGCATTAGCGACATCACAGTAACATCCGGAAAGGGCTGCGATAATGTCTCCTTGAAACCAATCTTCTTATAACAGGCGATTGCTGCTGTATTCTTAATCTCCACATCCAACTTCCATTTTGTGATGTCCGGCAAATGCTTAAATATTTTCTTAAAAGCCCCAGAGCAGATTCCCCGTCGTTTATATCCATCGTGGGTATGAACCATTGTGACATAGGCAGTTTTAGGCATGATAAACATTCTGCTAGTAAATATGATTGTATCAGCAGTCCATATCAGATAGTACATAATCTTGCGTTTTTCAAACATGAAGTCATTAATCACATTGCTCAGCGTAAAATGCGGCTCATTACTGGTGAAGTCTCCGTGGTCATTTAGCAACGCGTTAAAAGATTTTAAGAGAACATGATTTGCTAGAAGCTTTACAAGTTCCGGTGTATCTATAAAAGCCTCCCGCATCCTATTGTTTGAATATACTTTCACAATTCTAAGTAGGGATGGCTCATCCATTAATACCGCCTCAATTTCCAGCCGAAGTGTGTTATTTTCCGCAAGTACCTTCTACCAATCCTGAAACACGACACTTTACTATTGGAGAGCTTGTATGCGTTAACGCTTATGCTGTTCAACCTGGATTTCCTAGTAGTGGTATTGGAATGTATTATTTTAGACTTGGTGCTACAGGAGCACTAAATGATCCTTGGTTTTATATACTTCTAAATCAACCGTCTATACCAACAGGTCGTAGAAATGGACTCTATATTGATACACTTACATCTGCTCAAGTACAGGTACTCTTTAATGCCTATTATGTTCAAGACCCAACAATAACAGCATATCACATTATTGCTATACCATATATAAACCCTAATACTGGTATCCTTTACCTTGTTTATCATGTCTTCCCGTGGACAATGGTGGGTCAGTATGTTAGTCAACCAATTCCAGCAGCAGTAAGATTTGTAATTGAAAACTGGGCTCAAGGATTACCTGAAGATTTAGCACCTTTGATTCTAGGAAGCCATAAGGTTCCGCAAGGATTTGGATCTAGGCACACAAGAAGACGCAGACGCAAGGTCCGGAAAAGCAAGACCCGTAAATCATAAATTTCCACATTGATGAATAGGGGATGATAGAAGAAAAGATTATTTCTATTCCACAGTTTGAAGATCTTATGAAAACCGGTCTCAAAGAATCTTTTGAGTCCTCAATCAAAGATTTACGCGGACACAATGTTTCATATGAAAATATAGTAAATGACGCGGCTAAAGATAAACGTACAACTAAAATCGCTTTAACACATGATGGCTCAACGGTTATATCCACTGCTCGTTTGCTTTGTCCTGATAAAGGAAGATGTGAAATTAATATGGTCTATACAAATCCAGCTTATAGGGGTCAAGGATTTGCTATGAAAAGTGTTAAAAAACTGACAAAGAAAGCAAAAGGGCGGGTATATCTTATTGTTAATAAGAATAACGTCTCAGCAAAAAGATGTTATACAAAAGCGGGTTTTGTCTTTAGCAAAAAAGATGACGGATATGACAGAATGGTATATAAGAAAAAGCAGACGCGTAAAAATTGAATGAAAACCAGCCCTAAGTAACAGGCGGAATGCCACCCACTAAGCAAACTAGGGATGATCGCCGTGTAAAGCGTGTAACAAACGCAATTAATAATCCCACATCTTCTCTTTTGAATCTATCAGAAGCTCTTGACAGCGTAAAGCATATTAGTGTTTACCAAGATGAAATTGATGCTTGGATACTCAAAGCAATTGATCTCCAACGCTACGATATGATACTAGAAATTCTAGGCCGATCACAGGTTTCCTTTAAAAGGGCAGAGTCAGCAGTCTTACGCACATTTATTTTCAAGAACCCACGCTATCTAGCAAAATTTGTTGCTTCACCCGCTTTTCACCCGGATCACCCCAATAACTTTGAGATGCTCTGTAAGACAAAGGATGAAGATATTCATTTCTTAGCAAAGTTATTTGAACTTCCTCGGACGGGCAAACTGCTGGATGCGATGAGATGGATATTTTCCTGGCGTTTCTATCGGGAGATTTTCCATAAAAATCCCGATATTCAACGACGGATTCAACAGCAAAAGATTCTTCTGCGATTCTGGTTCCTAGTCAAAAGAAATCTTCCAGCATGGAGGGATTCTTTGTACTATCCGGGATCTGGACCCCTGTATCTAAAGGCATTTGCGTCTTTCAAACGTGATATGCCATGTCTTCTTACTTGCGTCTAAGTTGCTTACGAGTCTGTTTTCTCTGCTTCCGGCTCTTCCGTATTTTTCGGCTTCTTGATTTGCTAAATATTGCATTTAATTCAGAATTAGATCCGGGAGATATATCTACCCACTCAGGCGGAGGCGGCATATTACCCAATTTAGCCTTTAAAAATCTATCAGTGTAAGTTTGTAAGGCGGTTACTACTCTAGGATGTGCTAAGAAAGTTGCTTTTCTTGCGGCACCTTCATCTCCAGCAAAGAAAACTTCATGCCGATACATTATGTCAGGACATGCTTGTGATAAAGCCATTAAATGCTGGGTTAATATTGGTAAAGGTTCTAATGTATTGTAATCAACAAATACTTTTTCATCTGCTACAAAACGGAGTAATGAATATAATAAGCATGAATTTCTTTGGGACGCAGCCATCTCTACTTATTACTTTTGTTTTCTTGTAAACTTTTGCTTTCTCTTCAGGGTCTTCCGATTCTTCCGCGAACCCTTCCGTTTTCTTAGCTTTGATTTATTATAATTTGCTTTTGCTTTTGCGATTCTTGCCGCTACGGCTTCTTCACTGTTATTATTATTGTTATTATTGTTATTGTTATTATTGTTATTGTTATTATTCATTGGTGATCCTCTGCCTCTATTGTCACCACCAGCACCTCCTCCAGCACCTCCACCTCCACCACCACCTCCACCTCCACCACCTCCAGCCTTAAGAGCCTCAAATACTTGTCTAGCAATTTCTTCTCGTTGTAAAGGATCTATCGCAGCAGGAGCAGCAGCAACAGCCACACCAATTTCTGGACCCGGAACAGCAGGCTGAATAGGAGCATTTACAGCAAGTTCAAGACCCGGACCATTAAATAAATGTGCTACACCATGACCACCCAAATTCATTGGTTCTGCTGGAATTACACTAGAATATGAACAAGCTTTAGCCTGTCCCATTAATATACATTGGGAGCAAGGTCTTCCTTTATTACATAATATTTCTTGATGCCGTGCCTTACATTGATTGCATGACATTCCTTACTTTATATTTCTATTTTTTTTGCTTCTTCTCCGGTTTTTTCTATTCTTCCGCGTCCGGCTGTTTTCACCTAATCCCCTTATCCAAGGCGGTAAAGGAATTTCCGGAACATCTCTATCTAATTCATCAAGCCTTGACGGAAATTCTTCAGGTGATGAGTATACATAAGGAGGCAGTACAGGAGGTCCTAAAAATGCCGTATAATATCTATGAATTCTTCTTTTATTAGCTGGATCTCTTAAATATGCTATAATTGCGGGCCAATTATTTTCATATTGGGATTTCCAAATAGAATCCGCAGAAAGACAACGACTTTCTGTCAGTCTAAGATGCTCTTGTATTATTGGCCTAACTTGTCCACCATCAATAAATGCCTCGTGCCCTGTACTAGCAACTATTTTTAACATTAAATATGTATTACATGCTCTTGGGTCATCGGGTCTAGGAGCAAAAGCAGAAGGCGCAGCACTTGATCCACCTCCACCTCCACCTCCACCTCCTAAGGGACCACCAGCAAGAAATGCGTAAGGGTTGCTACCTGCTAAGGGATCAGAAGGAGCCTCCTCCATATTGCCACCTCTTTCATTATTGAAGGCTCCAAGTGTTAGAGCACCTCCACTTGCTCCACCTCCTCCAAAACCAGTATTCATAGCATACGCACTTGCTTCATTCCCTCCACTTGCTCCCGATTTTCCACACCCAGCAACAGGACATTTTTTGCCCTTCTTATGAATATGTCCCGTACTCATCTCTATTTTCCCCATATAAATAAATTTCCACAGTAATAAAAAGATATGCCTGAGTTCATTGCGTGGAATGTTAATTCTCTAAAAAACATTGTCAGAAATAATAATTTTCACACATTCGTCAAAAAGGAAAGCCCAACTATCCTTGGCCTCGGGGAAACAAAATTAAATGGGTCTCCAAAAGAAGAAGAGTTTCTCCAAACTTTAGACGCAGAATTCCCCGAGTATCCTTACAAGTTTTATAACACTAGTAGGGTTAGAAAAGGATATGCTGGAACCGCAATTTGGTCCAAAGTAGAACCTATTTCAGTTCAATATGATACACATCCCAAAACGCATGAACATAGCCAAGAGGGCCGCGTTATAACCCTAGAGTTCCCAAAATACTATGTAGTCCATGTCTATACGCCAAACGCAGGACAAGACCTCAAAAGACTCCAGTATAGAACAGATAACTGGGACCCCGATTTTCACCGCTTCATCACTAAGTTAGAAAAGAAGAAACCTGTAATTCTCGGAGGTGACCTCAATGTCGCCCACCAGGATATTGATATCTTCAAGCCTGAAACACATCATCAGTCTGCTGGATTCACAGATGATGAACGTGCCAACTTTGCCGTTTTGTTAGAAGATATGGTGGATACTTTTCGCCTCAAGAATCCACAGGCAATAGATGCGTATACATATTGGACGTATCTCTTCAAAGCCCGGCACTTCAACAAGGGCTGGCGTATTGATTACTGGCTGGTCTCTAAGTCTCTAGCAAAAAAAGTCAAGGAGGCTATTATCTTCAAGGAACAGATGGGCTCGGATCATTGTCCTGTAGGCCTAGTTCTTTAGCAACATCATAGTAATTCACATAAATCATATTTTTTTCATGAGGCAGTTGTAACAGAGCCTTCCCCAGATACTGGCGGATAATACTATCATATTTATCTGTAGCATGCGGAATTTTTCTATCAATGATATCAGTATATTCAATAAAATAAATGAAAAAATCCTTATCGTTTACGGCATAAAATACATAATACGGATGCTTGTACATAATGAACCGTCCGAAAGCAGCAACTCGGTCATCACCAACACGATATTTGAAACTCCATGTTTCGCCCAACTTGTCACCGGACATTTTATCTATGTGACACTAATAGAGAATGCTTAAATCGGGATCCAGATCCAGATCCAGATCAAGATCAAGATTAGATTTACCCAACTGGCTTACAAAGAAGAATTCCCGCAACTGGGCTACTATTGAAGAGGAAGAAGACCCCAACTCATTCAAGCCTAAGTCTCGGTCACGCAGTCATCTCATTGAGCCCAAAAATGCTACAGCAGCAGCAAAAGCATTCGGTAAGGGAGACGTTCCTCTTGCTAAACCCGCAAAATGTTCTAAGGGATCAACATGTAATGACCCTAACTGCGTACTCTTTCACGGGCCCAAGGAATGTAATTATGCCGCTGGAAAACACGTAAATACGAGAAAGTGGCTACCTGGCGGTAAACCCAATCCGCGGAAGGGCAAGCCAATGTTATGTGATAAGGGAAGCCGCTGTAATTTTAATCATCGGAATGTAACGCTCCGTGCTTCAACGGCCAAGAAGGCACATGAAAAGGCTCTTTTGGAAAATACTCCTGTTCTTCATTCTGAGGCAGACTTAGTGGCTGCGTATCCTAGGTTAGATTTACTAGCAGGTGATTCGTGGTCAACAAAAGAAATGACAACTCTAGATAAGGCGTGTTTCATGCGTAGTCTGAAGAAGAGCCCACTGGAGTACGAAGTCCACCGGGATTTCATTGAGATTCATTTTAAAAATTGAAACACACCGGCTGCTAGAAAAAAGCGTAGTGAAAATGGCATCAATTGTTAAGACCCGCGACTATAAGACATTTGAAATTAATGGGCAGCAGGTGCCCTATGCGACTCTAGACCGCGTTTTTCCGAATGACACTGTTGTGGCATCTTCTGGAAAGTGGAATATGGTTAAGAGGGATAAGCATCCGCCGCTCGTTGGTACACTGGACTGTCTGAATAAGACGCGGTACGGTTTTACCGCCAAGAATGTCCCCATTTATCTCTTTAATCCCTTGAATAAGGCCTATCCGCCCTTTCGTGTCGGCTCAACGATTGAACCAACACAAAATTATCTTGTCGTAATTCAGCATGAAACTTGGGAGCTTGGTCAGTCTATGCCTCGTGGATCTCTTGTTCAGAATCTCGGGCCAGTTGGAGACTTTGAAGCAGAAGCCGCAGCCCTCTACTGGCTCTATTCGCCGTGGTCCGGCTATACCAAGAAGACCTCCGAGTTTACACCCCCTGAGATTGACGTGACAGATCGGACTGAAATCCGTCCTGACTGGGGCTGGCAGACATTTAACGTAGATCCCGAAGGCTGTGTTGATATTGATGATTGTTTCTCGTATGTATGGGATGAGTACGGTGTTACAGCACAGTGTGCCATTACAATTGCTGATGTAGCGGCCCTAGTTGAGGAGAATTCGCCGATTGATCTACTTGCTAGAAAGGCGGGTCAGTCACTCTATCAGGACGGCCAAAAGCCTAGGCATATGTTTCCCTCCACTATTGCGGAGGATTACGGATCACTTTCTCCCGGCGACCTCCGTCTTGGTATTACCCTCTTCTTTGATTATGACCGCCAGACAAACTTCATTGACAATATTCATTTCAAGGAGACGACTATCATTAACCAGAAGCAGTACACCTATGAGTCCATTAAGGGATCTGAACATGCGACTTTGCTAAAAACTCTTTGTAAGAAGTTGACGCCCACCGCCACAGATCTAGATGACCCTCATGACTGGATTGCGGCCCTCATGATCTTCTATAACACGCAGTTTGCCCATTATATTTGGAGCTCTGCTGGAGGTATTCTCCGAGCCCACAGTGGCCCTGATATCCAGCGGCAGCAGATGCTAGAAGCCATTGATCCCGCCCTCAAGTTTCTAGCAATGTCTTCTGCGAAGTATGTTCCGACTACAGAGAAGGAGCCCACACATTATGGACTTGACACGGAGGTTTATACGCACGCTTCGTCCCCACTCCGCCGTTATGCGGATCTCCACAATCAGCGGGTTTTCAAGGAAATCTACCATGGCACAGAGGAGCGTTCAGCAAATCCGGATCTGCTGGAAACCCTCAATCAGAAGGCGAAGGATGCCAAGAAGTACGAGCGGGATTACGGCTTTCTACAGGCATTCTATGGGCTTTCTAATAATAACAAGGTCATCGGGGGGCTTGTCCTAAGTCTCAAGCAGAAGGATACTATCATTCGGATTGAGGTTTGGATTCCGGCTTGGAAGCGAATTATTAAGGTGGGCTATAACGGAAGTCTCAATGAGACAAACGATGTGGCTACTGTCACGAGTCGTGATGAGAAGTCTTGTCATACTATCACGATGGGTCAGCATATTGAATTGGCATTCTCCTATGATTCTAGCAAGTCTAAGTGGAAGGAGCGGATGATTTATCGGCTGCTGTAAACTAAGAAATAGTTTCTCTATAATAGTCCAGCATATGAAACATTTCTTCCAAATACAAGTACTGCTCTTCTGTAA